CCAGATAGTGGAAGAGGCCGTAAAGCATCATATGAATTGCCTGATATGGAAGTGGGTGATTCTTTCTTTATTGAAGGTGAGACTTCTAAATATTTAGCTCGTTTGTTTTACCAAAAGAAAAAGAAGAAGTATAAGTTGACAGCTAGAACTATGGAGAACGGAGTTCGAATCTGGAGAGTTAAATAGAGATTATCTTTTGTTTTAAGTTTGAGTCGCAGCAAACTAAGAAACACAATTACTAGCCCTGTTGAATGGTGTGAGACTGCGACCTCCCCATTCTTCGGGGCATTTTTTTCGCACATTATAAAAAATATATATAGAATTATGAGTGAATTAATGACGTATTCGGTTTCCATACCTATGAGTATCTTAATCGATAAAAAACTTTCTAGTACCGATAAATTAGTATATGCCATGATTTGTGGTTTATCTAAAAAAAATGGAGATTGTTGGGCTAGTAATGCATATATAGCTTCACAATTAGATTTAAAAAAAGACACAGTAAGTCGGGTTATTTCAAAACTAGTTGAAATAGGTTATGTAAAAAGAAAGGAATTTAGAAATGAAAATAGAGAGGTTGTTAAAAGACTTCTTTCAAGTGTTCATGCAATATCGAATATCCTACCCGATTTTAATACCATACCCCTATTGGAGGAAAATGACAACCCTATTGGAGATTTTTCCAATACCTATCCTGAAAAAATCCTATTAGATATAGAAGAATATAATAAAGAAGATATTAATAATAATATTAATACGGCAAAACAAAAAAAGAAAACATTCACGCCACCAACATTAGATGAAGTAAAGGTGTTTTTTCGAGACAATGGATATACCGAAGACATTGCAATTAGGGCGTTTAAACATTACGAAGAGAATAATTGGAAAGACTCATATAACAACAAGGTTTTAAACTGGAAGAGTAAAATGAGAAATAATTGGTTTAAAGATCAATACAAAATACAAGAAGTAAAACTAAAAGTTAGAACTGCATTTGGAGATGTAGTAGAGGTATCTAAACAGCAATATGATTCAGCGGTCCCAGGAACATTAAAACTAATAAACCAATAATATGAGTAACTATCAAAGACTTCTTGATCTTGGAATCCAATGTAAGGATAGATCAGGACAGCAGAAGGTTAATTGTCCATTCTGCAAAGACATCAGAACAAACAAAAGCGATAAGAGTTTATCGGTAAATGTTGAGTTGGGAGTATATAAATGCCACTATCCTAACTGCGAAGCATTTATTGGGAAGACTGTAAAGGTTTATGATCGAAAGCCTGAGTATGTAATTCCAGTATCTAAACTACAAAAAGTAAGTGACAAGATTTTATCTTGGTTTGAATCAAGAGGTATTTCAAACAACACACTGCTCCAATTTAAAGTTACTGAGGAAGATGCATATTTTCCTCAAGTACAAGAGAACAGGAAGGCAATTTGTTTTAACTATTACAGAGGTTCTGATTTAATCAACATAAAGTACAGAGATGCAGCTAAAAACTTCAAGATGGTTAAGGATGCTGAACTCATCATGTATAATCTGAACGCAATAGAGGGCTATAATTGGTGTGTAATTGTTGAGGGGGAGATGGATGCCTTATCTATGCATGAAGCTCAAATTTACCCTGTCGTAAGCGTTCCTAATGGGGCAACAAAGGGTAATCAGAATCTCAAATATTTGGACAACTGTATTGACCACTTTTCAGATAAGGAGAAGATTATCATATTTACAGATAACGATTCATCTGGAATGTCTTTGAGAGATGAGTTAGCTAGGAGATTGGGTAAAGAAAGAATATGGTTTGTAAATTGTCCTGAAGGCAGTAAGGATGCCAATGAAATAATCATGAATTATGGGGTTGATGTGCTAAGACAAATTATTGCTGAGGCTTATCAAATTCCTATCGAAGGTATAGAAAAGGCAAGTCATGTAAAAGAAAAGATATATGATATATATAGAAATGGATTCCCACATGGATTAAAATGTGGATACGAAATGTTTGATGATCACATATCTTTTAGAGGATCCGAATTTACAATTATTACTGGTACTCCAAACGCAGGTAAATCAACATTCTTGAGCAATATACTTGTAAGGTTAGCATCAAAGCATGGTTGGAAAATAGCTATGTTCTCTCCAGAAAAACAACCTACTGAAATCCTATTTTCTGAATTAGCTGAATTATTTATCGGAAAGTCTTTTACATCATTTAATCCTATAAATAAGATGACTGAATCTGAGGTAGAACTTGCAACTCGATTCGTAGATGACACATTCTTTTTTATGAAGATTGATGAGATGGAGGTGACGATTGATGGCATACTTTCCAAGGCTGAGGAACTCGTAAAAAGAAACGGTGTTAACTGCCTTGTAATTGATCCTTGGAATTATGTAGAGCATAAGATACCACACGGAATGAGCGAAACACAATACATATCAGAGGCTCTAACAAAAATAAAAAGGTTTAAAGATAGATATGATGTCCATGTATTTGTAGTTGCACACCCAACTAAAATAAGAAAAGAGAACGGAGCATACATTGTTCCAACACTATATGATATTGCAGGTTCTGCTCACTTCTTTAATAAATGTGACAATGGATTTGTTGTTTATCGAGATTACCTATCTGGACAGACTCGTGTATACATTCAAAAAATTAGATGGCAGTTTATAGGTAAGGTTGGAGATGTGCCGTTTATATACAGCCCAATAAACAAAAGATTCTCTGAGGTTGGAAGTAATGAATATACTACATTCAACCCAATAGGAGACTATGAATTACAAAATAACCCATACGATTTAGGCAATGAAGATATACCATTCTGATCCATCACTGCAATTTGGACTAAGACAACTCGCAATTACAAAGTATAAAGATGGTGAGCTAATAGGTTCAAAACAAGACTATTACGAAAATATTGAATCTGTTTACATATGTTTGGAAAAAAAATATGATAAAATTTTAGAAGTTTTATTTGCATTTTGTGAGAAAAATGTTAGATATTTGCGTAATAATAATTTAATAACTCAAACAGTAAGTGAAGAAATAAAGGAAAGGGCAAAAAAAAGGACTTGCAATGAATTAGGAATATTAAAACCAGAAGCAAGTGAAAAATACAAAAAGAAATACCTTCAGAACCTTTACAAATTTGTTTATTGGGAGTTCATTAAATCACACACATTAGAAGAAGTAAAAATTAAATTTAACAACCTATGAAAACAAAATCAATCCACTTTCTGGACATATTGGAATATGTGCCAGATTCAAAGAAAAACCAATTTATTTCAGATTTAGTTATCTATGTACCACACATTCAAGCTGAGGCTGAAAAGTATAAGAATATTGTACACGATGTAAACTTTGGCAAAGAGAGAAAAGAATATGTAGATGCAATGAGGAAAGTGAGTAAGCTGATTTGGAATAATGATGATACTACAAGAAGAGACTTAAGAAATGTTCAGGCTCGTCAAATGATGTATTATTTTCTTTACAACACACTCCCACTTTCTTACATGGAGGTTGGAGGATATTTCGATAAGGATCACTCTACAGTTATTCATGGAATAAAGAGATTTACATCCGACATGGAAACATCTCTTAGAACCCGACTAATGGTTGAGTTATTTGTAACAAAAATGGAAGAAAATGGTTACAGACAGCCTAGAAGAGCATACGAATTATTAATGAATAACATTGAAGTTTATGGAAATAGCAATCAGTAAGCCACACAGCACAACATTTGAATTTGAAGGAGAGTGTTTCTTGGATATGAAGTATTCATTCACCCTCACAAAAATTGTAAATAACTTAGGCACTCATTACTTTGTATCTGCTCATCCTCACTCTACAGAAGTTAACTGGGAAGATTGGAACAATACAAAACAAAATGTAATTGAAAATATCATAAAAAAACACTTCGAGCAAAATGGAGCAGAATAAAACAAGTGATATTGATATCAAATATGATTATAAACAATCAAGCATTGTTACAAAAGTCATGGATGATATTAAGTCTAGAGAGAAAAAAGGTTTTCTTCAATATGGAACCACTGTTGATCGTACTGACTACAATTTAAAAATGTGGCTCCAAGAGGCTTATGAAGAATGTCTTGATCAAGCAATATATTTAAAAAGTGCCATTGAGATCTTAAATAAAAAACGCTAAATTAGCGTAATGAAACCAGACTCAAAATACTTAAAGAGAAGTAAATTCTGTAAGAGTAATTGGTTGGTTATAAAGATTGACAATGAGTATCAAGTTAAATGTAAAACTTGTGGAGTTCATTTAATGAACGGAGGTATTCCAAAATGCTTACAAATAAAAACAGAGGGTTATTAAAAATATTTTGTTAATAAATCTGTATTGCATTTTTTAAAAAAATATTCTATATTTGCATATCACATGAAACACACATTAGTTCTTTTGGCTATAGCATCTATTATAAGCTGTCAAAATAGTCGTCTGGATAACGAAGCCACTGACACTTTATGTAATGAAGCAGTTAGTGCAGATAGCTCGGTAATAGAGCTATGCCATAAGAACGAAGTGGACTTCTCCACAGTGGGTACAACAACAGAAGAATGATAATAAAATTAAACGAATCTGAGGTACATTTCTTAAGAACAATTGCCTCAACAAGATCCTTTTTTAGCCGTAGAAGAGGTGTGGTAGATCAAAAGTTTGCATCTGACAAGTCAGGATTTGAAATTGACTTTGATGGATGCCTCTCTGAATACGCATTCTGCAAATGGCATAATATAAACTTCAGCCTCTCTTTTGGAGACGATACAGCAGGTCAGCCAGATTGTATCTATAAGAATCTGACAATAGATATCAAAAGCACTCGATTAAAAAATGGTAGGCTTGTAGTCAAGTTAAATCCAATTCCTGTTGATATGTATGTACTTGCTATTGTACAAGATGACTATACTATTTTCTTTCCTGGATATATAAGATCCGAAGACCTAAAGAAAGACGAAAATATTCGTAACTTAGGCACAGGCAACTCGTATGTCCTAGATCAAGATCAACTATTAAGATTTAAAGAAAATGGAACGAAAAAATAGACTATCAATAACATTCTCAGAAGATGAGTTTGATAAAAACCTAGAAGTAACAGAATGGTCCAATGGAGCTGGAGTAGATTTTACAATAGAATACAAAGGACATAGAACTACATATCCACTCTCCTACAAAGAACTGCATATATTAAGAAAACTCACAAGACATATTCTAAAGAATGTTGATTAAAGGATATTACATAGAGGCAGAAGAAGTTATGACTACATCTGGAGGTATTGACTTCTTTGATATTGCTCCACAAGACACAACTGTTTTAACCATATTTGATATCAGAGATGTAATGTCAATACGACAAGTAGACGAAACTATACCACAATACTCTGTAATAGAAATAGGCATGGGTAATCCACGCCTATTCAAAGTTCCATACGAGACTATAAAAAGTTATTTCTTAAATAGAGATTCTATATAACTCTATTTTCCCAAAACAGCTTTTTTGCAAGAATCATCTAAATTTCTCAATTTTACTTTATGTAAAGGTTGAGATTTTTTTCTTTTATTTGAAGATCCAAATCCTTTATTCTTGCCAACTCCAGTTACGGTCCAATTATATGTACTCTTAGAAGAATCTTGTTTTTGATCTTGAGTTTTACCTTTGGCCGCCTGTCTTTTTTGTTTTGGAGATAAAGGCATTTTTGGAGTATATCCACCTAAATCTCTTGGGTTTGCTTCATTATTAGCTTTTGCTAAATCCAATTTATATTTATCCATTGCAGACTTATACTCTTTTCTTTCTGCAATCCTAGCTTTTATTCCTTTAATAGGATTATCTTTTTTATTGTACGCCATGACCCAAATATATTTTTATTTCAGCAACAAGTGTATATATAACGGCTTCAGCTGTATCGGAGTAAGATCCTAATTCTCTCACATCACTTAAATAACATAATGTGTTTGAATCTGGATAATTATCTGTACAATACGTTTCAATTTCTTCTAATAAAGTATCATTAATACTTTTTTTAAGTGAGTCAGCCTGTCCATTTCTGACATAAGATGTACAAGTATAAATATCTTTTCTTTGATATTCTAAAGAATTAAAATTTAAAATATCCCTACCATTTACAATTCTAGTATATTCTCTTTTCTGTTCTAATTCAAATTGATTTGTCATTATTTCTATTTTTTATTTTTTCTTTTTATTTTTTTTTCCTGCTTAAGCATTTCAGCCGTTGGCGGTTTAGGTTTATTTCCAGTCTTTTTATTTACTTCTGACTTCTTACGGATATTATTCCAAAGAGAGTTTTCCACTCCGAGTTTATTTAACTTTTTCATGACCCTTTAACCCATTTTTTATTTTTTGGTTGAGCTGTCTTACTAGGACTCCATTTAACTTTATCTGCCCAGTATGCAGCACTCATCTTACCCTTAGATATATTCTTAGCATGACGAGATTTAAAAGCCTCACGTTGCCCTGCTGTTTGATTAGTCTTTACACCTTGTTGACCAAAGCGAATGGTTTTAACTTGGTCACCTTCTTTAGCCACAACAATGTGACTTTTGGTTGGATGACTTGGAGTTCTCTTTGGTTTGTTAAAACCAGCAACTCCTGCACGAGCTAAACGAGAATCTTTTTTAATCATCTGCCTTGACCTTTGTATTGCTTTCTATAATTTTTGGAAGTTTTGGTTTTTGAGGTTTTTGTTTTAGAATGAATACCAGGTCTTGAAACCTTAACTCTTTTTTTAAATTTAGTATCAGTCTGAACCTTTGCCATTTATTTCCTTTTTGCGTATAAACCAGAATCCATAAAGAACGCTTCCAGTTCTCCATTTAATACATCATAGTCATCGCTAGACAATCCATGTTTCTCACCAACTGAAAGTACAATGTCATCAACATCTGAAACATCATCCCATTTCATTGATTTTAATTCAGACATTGCCTTGGCAATCTTTTCTTTATTAATATCAGATTGAGCATAAGGGTCAATTCCTTTAAGTGCTTGACTTACAGTCTTAACACCTTTTTTCATGTTTTTATTTAAGCCTAACATTTTTATATTTTTATATGTATACGCAAAGATAATAAAGTATATGATACACGCAAAAAAAATAATTTATGTCTTATCCATTGTGTTATAACATCTCTATCTTTACATTTGTATTCTCATTTAATCAATAAAAAAACATGGATAACAACTACGCATTCCTAAGATCACAAGTAAAAGCATTCCACCCTAATTGGAGCGAAGAACAAGTAAATGCTGAGATAGAAAGACTCGTAAATGGAGATGATGAAGATAATGACTGTCTTTACTGCGGCTCCTAACAAATAATTGTTAATATCTTTTTTTAAAACATATGTAAACTTTTTACTATATTTGTGAAATAATTAAAAAACACAAATATGGAAAAGTTAAACATAAGTATGGATCACGCTGAACAATTGACTAATAGTGTTCGTGATACTCTCTTTATTTTACTCGTAATGAACTCAGAAAAATCTAATGAGGAAATCTCCTATAACTTGAAGGCAACTATTAATGCCATTATAGATGCAATAGTAGATGGAAACTTTGACGTTATCCGAGAGAGTGAAGAATTTGCCTTATCAGTTAAGGAAGCTAAAGAAGCTATGGCTTCAGAAGATAATTAATTAGCTCCGTTGGCCAGGAGATCGTAAAACACAGTAACTCCTCTGATTTATCATGAAACTGTTCTCATCGTATAGGAGATAGGGTTAGCTTTCCCGATGTCATTTAAAAAGGCAAAATGTGTTGTTCCCTTGAGAAAGGAATAAAGACAAGATGCTTGGTTAATCCTCTAAAGGAAATAGCATACAACACAGAGGGGTTCTCTCCCTCAACTATTAGTAAACTTTAGTACCCGTACTGAGGACGTAGGGCTAAGTAAGATACAATTCCGTCATGCAGGGAGTAGAATGCTAAAGAGCTAATAGTAACATAGTCAGGTGGCGGAATGGTAGACGCAGGTGGTAAGTAAGTTAGGCCCTAAAGGATAACGAAGTCCACAACTTACCGAACAGGTTCGATTCCTGTCCTGACTACTAAAATAAAAGGTATGAGCAAAAAGTACAAAATTGAATTGTCAGAAGATCAAATGAGATTGATTGCAGACTGCATGGATGACGTATCTCGATTTGCCTCTGGACAATGGCAGTTAAGACAGACTATTGAAGCAATGGTGGAAGGGTTGCTATTTGATGAGCAGATTAAAAGACGTAATGAAGCTGAGGAGTTGTTAAGACAGGCTAAAAGAGTTCTTCTCCCCGACTTTGCAGACAATCAAAGCTATGGATACAACAGCACCGAGTTCATTGGAAACTGCTATCAAATTTACAGAACTATACTGTATCAATTAGCAATGGATAATAACTGGAACAATGTCTATTCCTCTCCAGCATTACCGAGTGGAACTATGGGGACGATTAAGATTGAGCAGATATGAGTAGCAAAAAGCAAACCTCGGTAGATGTCCTCTTCGAAAGACTATGGGACACTCCAAAAGACAAATGGGAGTGGAACGCAGTACTCAAGGAGGTAAGAGAGATGCATAAGCAGGAGATGAAAGATTTGTATCTTGCTCATGTGACCAAAGCTCCTCGTTTGAGAGAAATCTTCGAGAAGCAATTTGAGGAATAC